AATGCTCTTGGTGAGGATCAATGCACTGTGGTCGAGAATATTGATTTTACCCGCTCGACTCTGGGAGGGAGGAGGCTCGGGACTGATGTGATCGATATGACCAGCTCGACGTTGAGCGGTGCGATTGTCTTTCTGTTCAGACATCACCTTGTTCCCAATCCAGGCACCAATCCGGCTGGGGATGCTGAATTGTGGGCAGTGAGCACGACTAATTTTACGACCTTTGTGATCAACAGAAAGACCTTTGCCGGTGGTTGGCAGGCTGTGACACCGACCGACAATATTACGGTCTGGAATACGATCAGGGGTTTGACGTTCCACGGGAAATTGTTTCTGGCCTATGCCTCTGCGACTGATAGGTTGCATGTGTGGGATGGGACAAGTTTGAGACGGACGGGGTTGTTGATTGCCGGTGCCCCGACTGTGGCAAACACCGGAGCGGGGTCTTATCCAGCGGTGTTGCGATTCTACCGGGTGAGATTCACTAGACAGGTTAGTGGTGTTACGGTCAGCAGGGGAGAACCGGGTGCCAGTGCTTCATTCACTCCTTCAGGCACAGGGACCGCTGCAAGGGTCACAAAGCCTGCAAGTATCAGTGAAGGGGAAACGCATTGGGAGCTGGAAGCAAGCACAGATGATGTGCTGTTTTACAGGATTGCAACGACAGTAGTTGGAACGACGACGTTTGATGACACAAATCTGGTTGCGACCTACCCAAATTTTCCCTTGAGTGAGGATGTTGGAGACTATACGAACATTCCTGCCGGGAAGTATCTGGCGGCTGATGAGGATCGGCTGATCATTGCCGGGAGCTGGCAGTTTCCAGCACTTCAGGCAAGGGTGACATGGACTCCGGTGTTTGGTGATCCGGGTAGTGCGAATGACGAGCGGATTCCGATTGATACGAACAATTATCTGGATCTAGATGCACAGGAAGGCGGAGAGATTTCAGATATGACAAGCTCTCCTCTGAATGGGTATTTGTATGTGTTCAAGAGAAAGGCGATCTATAAGCTGATTCGGACAGGAAGCAGAATTCAGGCTTATGATGCGATCAACGTGACGAAGAGTTTGGGAGCACTCGGCGGCTCAGTTATAGAAGGGCAGGATGAATATGGTTCTCCTTGTGTGTATTTTATTGACCCAGAGCGTGGTCCTCACCGCATTGGGAGTCGTGGGATTGAAGCATGTGGCTATGACATTCAAGGTTCGGTAAAGCTTTTCAGTTCAAATACTCTTGAGGCTTATAGGATTATAGGGTTGTGGAATCCTAATACTCGACAGGCTATGTGGTGGGTTGCGCTGGAACCTGCTACTGAGACTTCGCATGTGCTGGTTGCGACGACCAGAGAGTTTCAGATGACCCAGCAGGGGGCCAGGAGAGGCTGGGCTCACTACACAAGTGACTATGCTTCCAATACTCTTTCGGCCTGTTTGTTCACTGAGGATATCGATGCCGGGATTGGCTATGGGTTGAAGGTCGTGCCGTTTATCGGAAAGGGCGCAGGGGCAGCAATTCATCGCACCGGAACAACTAATCAGGACAATGGAGTCAATTTCAAAGCAAGGCTGATCACAAAGCCTTTTACTCTTGGGGGGTTGTTGACCAAGTTCGGGGTGATGGCTGCGAATTTGATGGCCAAGGCTCAGGCTGGAGTTACCGTTTTTGTGAAGATGACCAGGAATTATGGTGAGGAGACGAAGAGTTTCAGCACCCTTCTGACTGCTGTAGGAAGTGAGACAAGGGTGATCAGGCCTCTCAGTGAAGTGAATATCGCGAATACTTCAACCTTGCAGGTTGAGATCGGGGATGATGTAGCAGCGAATGTGGATTGGGAGCTGGACGCCATTGCTCTGAAGCTGAGAAGCGAGGAGTCTCAGTAATGTTTGGCCTCAAGTATAGGGATCTGATGCCTGAGTGGGCAAGGCTGGAGTTTGATCAACTGATCGCCGGGATCAAGAGTTATTTGTTGGAGCCTTCTGGAGAGCATAAAGAGGATGGAAGTCATGGAGCGATTCACGCTGACAGTATTGATTTATTGGGAGGGATAGCGGCTGGAGCTGAAGGTCAGTTCACCGGGGCGATTCATGTAGATAGGTTAGGGGTCAATCCTTCCGGGTTGGGAAGAGGAGATTTGCTCAGCGGGGTGTTTGGGCAGACCAGCCGAGTGCTGAGGATGGGGAATTATTATCTCAGGGCGATTTTAGGAGCTGCTACGACCCCTTTTGATAGCAGCACGAATGAGTTACAGGTTTGGGATCTCACGCATTCGGTCAGCAGACCGCTTTATAGAGTTGGAATTATTACCAATGATGGTATTCCCAATCCAGTGATTATCGGGGGAGATCCGGGGAATCCAAGGCTTCAGATCGGGGATTTTGATGATCAGGTGAAGAGGGTTTTCAGTAACCTTGGTTATTGGGAGCGGAGCAGAACGGTGCCCTTGGGAGAGTGGGAGAGCTATGTTCCCTCGTTTGCCAACCTGACAGTAGGGAATGGGACTTTGACCGGGAGGCTTACGAAGATTGGTAAGACTGTAGAGTTTGAGATTCATCTCACTTTTGGAGGCACAAGCTCAGTGACAGGGACGGTGACTGTTACCGTGCCGAGTTCAATGTCAAATCTGGGCACGGCCCACGCTCCGGCAAGATGTTTGTTCTTTGACACATCGGCTGGACAGGTGTTTGCAGGGCACTCAAACAACCAGAGCGGGACGATCATTGCGCTCTATAACAATGCTTCTCCTCTTGTAAATATGAACACAACCGTGCCTTTTACATGGGCAACGGGGGATCAGCTCTTTGTAAAGGGCTCATACCCTGAGGCTTAGTTTTGGTTCTATAATCAGTTAGAGGCTTCTATGGCAACAGATCAAGACCCTTTTGCATCACTTGGCGGGGGAGTAAGGCTATCTACAGGAGAATGGGTCCCTCAGGGGCATCCCCTCGCTTCTACACAGGGAGCACAAGGGCCTCAGGTTCCCGGTGCGACTCCTCAACCGGCAATAGTGCCAGGGGCGAATGATATTCCGGGGCAGGCTGCGGCGGCGAGTGCCTATAGCCCGACTCCTCAAGCAGCTCCGAGTCCCTATACGAGCAATCAGGGAAGTCAGGATGTTTTCAGGAACACGCTGCTCCAGAAAGCAAGTCAGGGCACGACGGTGGATCAGAATGATCCGAACTTCAGGCAGCAGGCCGATACCTACAATGCAAGGGTTGAGAGAGATAAGCGGAACTATGTTGCGGATCAGGCTGAGAAGCTGGGGCCGTATCAGAGTGGGGCGTTGCAGGGGGAAGAGAGGGTTGCCAGCGAGAGGGCTGGGCAGGCCAAAGGGCAGTTTGAAGCCGATCTCGTAGGTAGAGAACTTCAAGCCCGGAGGCAGGAAATTGCTCAGTATATGACGATGCTCGGAGGAGTCATCAGTGATGATGAACGATCCATGTTGCAGAGAGAGCTGGCTGATTTGGATGCGGCACTCAGACGAGAAGGTTTGAGTCAGACAGGAGCACTTGGCAGCAGAGAGCTGGATATTCGAGACAGGCTGGGATCTGGAGAGTTGAATCTTGGAATGCTGAGGACGCTGTTGCAGAATCAGCAGTTTGGGCAGGATCTCGGGTTCAGGATCGGGGCGACGGAAGCGGATTTGAATAATCAAGCACTTAGATATCTTCTAGGATTTTAACTATGCCAATGAGGAATGATGACAATTTGCTGAAGATTCTGGATGGAAGGAACCAGCAGCCTCAAACAGATTTGTATGATCCAAGCATTCCTACTTCTGTGGGTCAGGTGAATGTTCCGGGGCTTCAACCAGGGCCAGGAATTCCGCCAACTGGAGGAGAAGTGCCAAAAGCTCCTGATCCTTTCAAGTTCGGCCAGAGTTCGGTAATGGATATTTTGGGGAAGTATTCGCATACTCCGGGGGGTTTGAAGCAGGCATTTGACGAAAACCCTCAACTTGCCTCTGTGAGTCAAATAGGGGGGAGTAAGGGCGATAAGATTCTGGACCCCTCAAGTGGCAGGCTAATCGATGTGATTCAGGCAGCGGGAGAAGGAGGGAAGGCTTGGCAATGGTTGGATGAACAGAATGGGGGTCAAGGACAGTTCAGTGCCATGCCTCAGAGTCCTTTTATGATGGATGCAAGTAAGGGTATGCCGACTGATACGGCTTTTTTCGAGCGGTTGATGACGATGGCGAGACAGCAGAGCGGGTTGGATAGAGGGCAAGGTGATAGGCAGGCTCTTCTTAGTTTGATTGGTGGAGGACAGTAATGAATTGGGGAACACTTTTGAAAGTTGGTGCGGGGATTGCCGGGGCTCCTTTTACTGGAGGTATGAGCTTGATTCCGGCACTGACTTCGGCAGGGCTGGATGTGGCTGGAGGGATTGCTGGGGGGATGAGCAAGGGAAGGGCTGATGAGAATCAGGCCGCTCAACAGTCTGCTCAGCTTGGGTTGCAGGAGTCGAAAAATGCCGAAGATGCACTGATGAACCGACAGGGGTTGGATCTCAGGCAGAGACAGTTTGGTCAAGACTCTGAGAGTGATTCTTTCAGAAAGGCCTTGCAAGGGGCTCTGACCATGAACATGAGAGATGTGACTGCGAACAGGCCGGAGGGCATTCCGACGATTGCTTTTGGTGGAGGGGGAAGGCCAAGTGCAATTGGTCAGGAAGGAAGGGATGCCGGGGCTTTGCTCAATTCCAAAGCGATGCAGAAACTTATTGGTGGAGAGAAGTTCGATGAACTGCCTCCGATTGAGAGGATGCAGAGCCCGGAGTTCAAAGGGGCCGGGTTCTGGGAGAACTTGATGGGGGGCGCGGGGGCAGTGGGGAAGGGGCTCAGTGGGGCTCAGGCCTTGAATAGTCAATCGGGCTTCCAGCAGCAGATTCAGAAGATGATCGAGGAGCTTTCGAATTCGAAGAGGGCTCCTGCCGAGGAGGTTGTCAATGGCTAAGAGGAAGGTTTTTTCGCTGGCCCAGAGCTTGGTTCATGCGGTGGATGAGGGTAATAAGACACGGTGTGGGATTGAGCTGAAGTATGGCAAGGACAAGAAGCTGGACAAGATCAAAGAAGGGATTTTTCAGCTCGTGGATGATTCTCTGGAAGTAACGTGTGAAGGATGTAAGTAATGGCGATTGACTGGCTCACCGCATTGGGTTCGGCAGATCAGAGTCTTGAGGCCAATCTGGCTCGTAGAGATGTGTCCAAGTTGCAACAGTTGTTGATGGCTGCTGCTCAGGAGAAGACGCAGAAGGAGCAGTTTGGGGAGAAGATGGAGCTGGAAAGAAAGAGCTTGACTGAGCAAATGGCCCTGAGACGACAAGCTCAGGAAGCCATGCAGCTTGAGCGAGACAAGCAGGCCACAGAGAGAGATGTTGATAACAGGAGGCAGAGAGCCTTTGGGATTCATGGGACTCTCCAGCCGGGGGGATCTATCGCTCAGACTGAAATGCCCTTGATGCAGGAGTTTGGGTTGGAGAAGGATTTTTCTCCTGATGAGGCTGATCCACTGAAGTTTGTGTATCAGGCAGAACAATTCAAACAGAAGCTTGCTCAGGCCGAGAGTCAGGAGACGATCAGGCAGAAGGCGGAAGAGAGGGCACAGCAGGCTCAGATTCTTCAGCAGAAGGCTGCGGAGAGGGATGAGAAGAGGCTGCAAATGGCCCAGAAGGATCAGGAGCGAAGGAATCAGGCTGAGCAGAGGAATCAGGAAAAGCACCGTCAGAACATGCAGAAGTTGAACAAGCAGGCGACTGATGATGTGCCGGTGCATCTTCGTCCTCAATTCAACAAGCTGGTAGAGGACAAGATTAAGGAGAACGAGCCCGGATGGTTTGATTTCACGTCTGAGGCTTATGGGAGGGAGCAGGCGATCAGGGAAGCATTGGATGAGATTAAGAAACTAGTGCCTGGGGCTGTCAAAGCTACTCCGGCAAGTCCTCCCGCTCCTACAGCTCCGGGGAATAAGAAATACAAGATCATCAGGTAGGAAATGCCGCAACAGGTTCTCAAAGCTCAAGGTCCGGATGGGAAGGTCGTTACCTTTGAGTGGAGTGGTGCGGAAGATCCTACTGATCAGGAATTGGATGAGATTTTTGCAGAGGCGGCAAAGAGTGAACCTCAGGGGTTGATGGAGAAGATCAAAGGGATGGATGTAACTGAGGCTGGGCTGGCGGCTGCGAAGAAGTTTAGCTCAGGGTTGCTGGGAATGGGTCAGATGGCGCTTACTCAGCCCCTTCAGATTGGAGCGGAGGTTGGGAGGGATCTGGGGGTCAAAGCGGCCACGGGGCAGCTTCAGGACCCGAAGATATTGAAACAGCTCAGCCCAGTTCAGCCCGGTGAGGGGAGTTTCAGTGAAAAGGTCGGGAATGTAGTCGGGGATGTTGGGGCATTGATGCTACCGATGGCTGGGGGACCAATCAGGGGGTTTATGGGGAAGGCGGCAGGAGGGGCTGCTAAGGGCTCTCAGAAGGCCCTAGGAGGGGCTTTTGGCAGAACCCTGATGGAAGCCCCCTCCAAGTTCGAAAAGCCCGCTGGAGCGGTTCTGGGGGGCTCTATAGAGGTTCCTGCTGTGAAGGCTGCGGCAAGAGGGTTCAGTCCTCAGACTTCCAGCTCAACAGCTCCTTCTCAAGCTGCAAGCGTTGCTCAGGCTCCCAAGTATCCTATTGGCCAAGCGACTCGTTTTGCTAAGAAGCCTCTGACGGATGCCAAGGCGCAGGAAAAGGGGCTGGAGACGATTCAAAAGGCTTACCAACAAGTTAAGAAGGTTGAGAGAGGTAAGCGATCAGAGGGGCAGCAGAAGCTCTATAATGAGGTTGGAAAGCTGCTGGCCCTGAGTAAGAAGTCTCTTGGCGATAATGTGCCGTCTGGGAAGATTAGTGACCCTAATACGTTTTTGGAAATGCTCCGAAGGGTCGGGAAGAGTGAGAAGGGCGCAGCACAGATCAAACTCCTGCTTCCTCTGGCTGGAGCTGCGATCGGTGGGCCTCTGATTGATCCTGAAGATCCGCTCAAGGGGATCTTGCTGGGCGCGGGGGCTGGGTTGGCTGCAACTAAGGCAGGATCAGCGTTGAAGAGCTTTCCGGGCTTGAGACGAGAGGCTTTCCTGCTCGGAGGGGCGATACCAAAGAATATTGCTACTGGCACAGGATCGATTGCAAGGGCTGCGCTTGAAGGCACCGGAAAGTCGAGAATAGCACCGATCAAGGAAGCACTCCGCATTCCGACTAATATCAAGGAATTTACAGCAGGCAGGACCAAGCCAACTATGCAAAGCATGGGAAGTGTTCAGCAGCGCACTCCGACCAAGTTTGGATGGGCTCCTTCCAGGGTTATCAGTGGGGTTGATACCTCGTTTACTAAGATGCTTGAGAGGGCTGGATTGCCCAAGGCTGAAATTGAGCGTGCTCTTTTGACCAAGGACAATCAGAACTTGAAAAAGCTGCTGATGAATGCTGTCAGTGGGGCGCCTAGTGAAGTGAAGAAGCTTGCATCACAGGCGATTGATTTCACCATACCCTTTCAACGGACACCTTCAAATGTGGTGAGTGAGGGATTTGGTGAGGTTGGAGGGCTGGCGAAGAGGGGGCAGAAGGTCAGGAATACGATCACGGCTGCTTCCCCGCTGGCTGGGGACCTTTTAGCTAGGTGGGTAAATGAGAAAGGTGGGAATAAAAAGCAGCGGTTGGCGATTGCATCGATCATCACGGCTGCGTTTGGACCTTCAAGTGCATTGGTTGCGGCAGGGGCAGCTCCTCACCTTGGATTCCAGCAGAGTCTTGGGGGGATCTCGCCAATTCCAGAGTGGAGCTTCAACCCGGAAAAGATTCATGGGTTGCCGATTGATGTGGAGAAAGGTAAAGTCAAGCCCGCGACTCCGGGTTTCTTGAAGTGGTGGAGCAGGCTGGCCGGTAAGGAGAAGTAATGGAGGAGAACAAAGCAATAGAAGTAAAAGTCGCTGAGATCAAAGCGGCTGTAGCGACTGAGGCGGATAAGCTGAGGACTGAGGGGCAGAGAAAGATCAATCTGATCTGGGAAGCGACTCAGGCGAGTATTGCTTTGCTTGTTGTCTTGGCAAATATCACTGCGGCTTTCAAGCTGGATATTGAAAATGGTATGCTGAGTAATTCGTTCTTTCTGGTTATCGGGTTCTATTTCGGGCGCACGAACCATGCAAGAGCAGGCGATCCACTACAGAAGGGTTAGAACATGATTGAACTTATCATCGGGATTGTTTTTCTCGGGCTCATTCTTTATTTGATTGAAGCGTATATTCCAATGAGCCCGCCCTTTGTCACTCTTCTAAGGGTTGTTGTAGTGGTTTGTATTATTCTCTGGCTGATCAAAGCCTTCAACATCAACCTTCCATCGCCTTTTTAGATCAGGTTCTCAGGATCATCCCCGGCCACAGGTCCTACCTTGGCTGGGGTTTCTTCATCAACAGCTTCTTTGAACTTTCGGCTTTGGGTGTAGCAGACCTTATCTGAGTTGATGATGACTTCAGAGCCGTCTCGGACTGAGATGTGAAGAAGCCCCTCTTCGACTTTCATATCCTTTTTAGGGTCAAGGATTTCGAACACCGCAGCTTTGTCACCCTCGAAAAAGACATTGATCCGATAGACTTCCTGGAGTTTGACGAGCTTCAAGGCTTGATCCTCATGCGATCTTCAGTAGCAACTACGAAGCCTTGAGGACGGCCAGCTTCATCAACGGCTTTTTCGAAGCTGATAGGGGCTGGGATGACGGCACCGGCATATTTAACCTCTAGCTGATTACCTATCTGGGGGCGTGGTTCAAATTGAGCCCTTGACTTTGCAATGGCCAGTCTTTCCTCCCACAGTTGAAGGGCATAATCGACATAGTTATGCACGTCCTTGACAGTATCGCGCACCGATTCTTCCTTTACCTGGGCCTCTACATCAGCGGTCATGAGACTGGAGAGGCGCATCATCTTGTCCATCAGACGAACTAAGATGCCCTGCTCGGGAGTTTCTACGATCCCCATGAGAGAGGCAATTCGCAGGTTGTAGAGCGTATCGCCTTCAAGCTGCTGCTTGCGATTGTAGTCGTGGCCTTTCTTTCGGATCAGATCAGACGACTCTTCAAACATCTTCTTACGGAATTCTATAACTGAGTCAAGTGTGGGCATTAGAGTAACCTCAAAACCTGAGCAGGGTTTTCGATGAGAGTGATACGCTTCTGGGCAAGCTCAGAGTGAGCCCAAGTGTTGTATCGAGCATTGACTAGAAAGACCGAGGCATCTGGGCAGGCTTCTCGGACTTCATAGCAATTTTCCGGCTTATCGTCAAAGAAGTGGGTGAAGTGCAAACCTGCCGCAATCCCCCCTTTGCCGTGCTTCAGTCCACAAATGAGGACTTGAGGAGTTGTGAAGTTCATCGAAAGCCTGAGCCAGTCTGCGGTTTGACGGTGAGGATTCACTCCAGCTCGGGTAGTTGGGAAGTAGATGGTTGAGCCAGAAGACCGTAGCTTTTTCAGGTAGCTGATGGCTGAAGCTGCCATGCTGAGAGGTTTCAGCCTCTCCCAGAATGAGGCATCCTGCAACACCGAATCCCAGCAGGCTCGGTTTTCTTCCTTGGTGTAGCTATAGGCCTCTACGACGTAATTCCAGCAGGGAGGCTCAAGACCGTTGACGAATTCGATCTCCTTGCCATCCTCGATAAAGAGGTTTCTGCCTGTGACTGCGATGACTTTCTGCCTGAAGGTTTCGTTGAAGTTTGCGAGAACACCGTCAATATCCATGCCGATTATGTAATTCATTCACCCTTCCAAGGTTTGATTCCACACTTTTCCAGAAACACACGATCGTATTGGGTTAGTCTGGTTGAGAATTTTCGGTCAAGGTGGATTTTGATATGAGCTTGAACCTCCGGGCCTTGCTTGAGGACCAGATCACACTCGTCACACTTCCAGTATTGCGGAATCGACACGGAATCACCCATGAACGATTCTAGCCTCTTATTGGGATCGGGGTGAGGAAACCAGCCAAAGGGCATCACAGGCTCATACCTTTCATAACTTTTGGCCTCTTTGTTCCACCTAAAACAAATTGACACGTTAATCAGTTAGCAAAAAGAGTGCCATTCACTACTGCGGTGTATTTGATGATTGGCACGGGTTGGAGATAGGCAATCCCAGATTGGGCATCAACATACCCAAAACCAAAGCCCAGAGCCCAATTTTTGTTCACATGAGCTTGATGGGTGTAGTCAATTTTGCTGGAGTCCCCAAGCCAGCCGAACTGTGCGCTGAGCTTGAACTCCCCAACCGCATTACCTTCTACTATATATTGCATCCGGTGAGCGTGGCCAGTGACGATGGAGTGTTGGTAGATATCGAGGGCTTTGAAGGTGCAGTAGCGGGTTGCTGAGCCTACATCGTGGGTAATGTGGAGCTTACCGATCTTGGTGTGGGCTTTGTAGGGGACGAATTTCCAGCCCCTCTTCCTGAGATCCAGAACCTTGTCAGTGTTGATAAGCCCATATACTTGAGGGGCCTTTTCCTGCAAATATCTCCTGAGGCGATCTTCATGATTCCCCTCTATGTAGATGTATTCTTCGGCGTTCAGGGCCTCAAGTTCATCCAGCCCATCTTTTACTATGATCAGCTCTTCGTCCAGGTGTCGGGTTCGGCGTGGGTCTTTGGAGTGATCGCTGACTGAGTAGAAGTCGGCAAAGTCTCCAATAGTTACGACATACCAAGGGGTGAATTTTCTGGCAACCTTCATCATCAGGTGCCATGCTCTTTCGTCATGGTAGGGTCGGTGTGCGTCTGAGACTATGAGGATCGGGAGAAGGTTTGAAGTTTTACTCACTTATGGTTAAGAATCCTCTGGAAGACCCCCTTCATGAATGGGTCAGAGACTCGGCTCCTGCCGTTCACGATGCGTGAAACTTGCCCTTTGTGGACCCCGAACTTTGATGCGATGGTGCTGAGGTATCTGCCCTTTGCCCACAGACGCTTGATCTCTTCGATTTGGGCGTCTGTGAGCTTTTTGCGCTTGTCGGGCATTACCATTCCCCCCGCTAAAGGCCTATTTTACCACTGTTCAGCCATTGCATCAGCTATGCCAACAAGAGTTCTGCTCCTCTCTTTCCAGCGATCCGGATGAGGAGAGGCACGGTGAACTCTGGCATAGCGACCTTCAACGATATTAGTGGGCTGGAGCTTGGGAAGGTTTTTGAGCCATAGACAGGTTGCCTTGATCTCTCCATGCCCGAACATCCAAGGCTGAATGATCTGATCAGGCTTCCTGATTTTGGTTGAAATGACACTGATCGGGTTCTCAAGGGCAATCTTCTCAATCGGTGCATTGAGCAAAGTTCTGACAAACTCCAAAGCCTCTAACTGCTCCTTGCGCTTGTCCTTGAACCATCTAGCTCCTGAGACAGCTAGATGCTGGCAGGGAGGATGAGCAATCATCAGATCCCAACCAGCACTCAGAAGCTCCCTCACATCACACTGGAAATGGGGGCCTCCATCTTCAGTAGGAAGAAGGTCACAACTCCAGGCATCGTGACCTTTTTTTTTAAAGGCATTGCGAACAATGCCGGAGAATTCACAGGCGACTAGAACCTTCATTTCACAACGATTGTGAAGTTTCCAGCCCCATGACGATGACCAAAGCTGGTTGATGTGTTGCCCTGAAGAGTCATGCGTGAGATGTAATCGAGGATGATCGCACGCACTCGGGCTTCACTGAGCCCGCTTTGCTTGAACAGCTCATCGATCTGTTGCTGCTGAAGCAGCACTTTCTGGCTCAACATCTCAATATCCTGCTTCTGTGAAAGAGAAGAGAATTGGAGATCCCTCACCGCTTTTTCAAGTGCTTCTACTCGCTCCTCCAAGTCGTCTGGTGGAGGAGGAGGAGGTTCTTCTGCATCGGGAGGAAGAGCCCAATGGTTGTCAGGGCGCTTTGGCTGAAACCCCCAAGTGGTTACTGCGGGAACTTCATCCCCTGCCCCGCTGATAATGTCTACTACCTGTTGAGTAGCTTTGTAGATTACTGCATCAACCGCATACCTTCCGCCTTTGATGTCACAACCGTTCTGACCGGGGGGCTTGGTGAGCATTCCCCACTGCGAGTCGTGGGCATTTAAGTTCAAGGCAGCAAGGTGGGTGAAGCGGCAAGCGTCTTCATGCCGGTTGCGGTCAAGCAGCTCAGAGTGGGCTTGATCGGTTGCAATGACGATTCCAGCGTCGTTTGGGGTCTGGAGAGGGGGATCACAGGGAGGGTTTTCGTCAATCAGTCCATCACCGTCGTTGTCCTTGCCATCACCGCAGATTTCAAGGGGAGGAGGAGGCGAGTCAACAAGAGGGAGGTTGGCCATCTCAACATTGGAAAGCCACAACAGCACCGATTTTCCCTGTGCAAGTAAGCTCACCCCGATCGCATTCACTCCACCGGCTTCATTGTAGTGGGCAAAGCGGCAATCACCCTTCTCGACAAACCTTCTTTCTGGGGTCAGGACATGGCAGTCTGTTTCAGCCCCTTGACCAACCGTGAAGTTCCCTCGCTGGGTGTATTCGAAGATTTGTCGCTGAGGATCGGCATAGGTTTCAAAGGCAGGGATGATCCTTCCTGCCCCATCCACGTATCTGAAGCCTTGTGCTCCAGTTGGTTCTCCCGGCCCCCTGACAATCCTCAATTGTTTGTTGGAGTCGTAGATACAAGCGGCTAGTCCGAACGCGAGTCCTCTGTTGTGCCACTGCTGGCCGTCCCATTCATAAGCCACATCATCAGTATGGCCAGTGCCACAGATCCGAGGACTGCCGTCACAGGGAATACGCAGGCCCAGCAGATTCCCACCTGGAGGGAGTGTGATACTGCCCACGTCAGTGCCAATGTGAGAGCCCCAAATGAGGGAAGCAAATTGACCATTGGGGCAAGCTTCTGCATAGATTCCTCCCTTGATTTCTAGGCGGGTCGCTGCCTGAGTGTTGCCTACAATGGACAACAGCAGCAGAACAACCAGCACAAGAGTTTTAGCTTTATTCATTTATTCCTCTCCTGAGAAGTCTGAAAATTCGGTCTGAGCGTGACTTCTGGACTTGCTTGAACCAGAGGCTCTTTTTCAAATTGGCGACTGCCGCTCCATACTGCCCGAGTTCAATGCACCTGAGAGTGTTCTTGAACTTCAAGAGCTTGATGATACCCATATTAAAGCATAGGTTGACCAAGGCTCTCTGAACAGTTTCGGGCCTGAGTCTCCACCACGGCAGAAAACAGTCTAAGTCATGCTCAACAATTGCTATGTCGTTAAGGAAGAGGAATTCGATTTCTGAGGGAAGCAGGCCCCGATCGGTCAAGTTACGCCCGATGCCAATAGAGAGCTTCCCAACCGTATCTCTGTAAGGAAACTTTCTCTTCCCCTCATCCTCTTTAAGGTCTAAAAAGAGCTGAACTTTATCCATACCTGACAACCTCTATATCAGTGATGAGCTGGCCGCGATCCGTAAACTCCCTCACCATATTGTTTGTATGTTTCGAGCAGAAGAAGCCGACAAAGCTCTGACCTTGCCTGATTCGGTGAGTCAATCGGTGGGTAGCATGTAAGTCGCACATTTGGCAGCGTCGTCTGAAGCATAGCGAAGTAGGATTTCCCTCCGCTCCTTGGTCATTTCCAGAGGAAGAATCTCCAACCTTCTTGTCCTCCTGCTCAGGATTGCTATGACCGTCACAGCAACCCCAACAGCACACATTAACATCAAGCTTTTCATCTTTGCTACTCCTCAAGAATCGTGCCAACATTGAATACATGGGCCTGTTCCTAGCCTTTCTCTTTGCAATCTCCGGGCCATTGGAGGTTTCAGTCAGACCCCGATTTGCGCTTGCTCCAACAACCATTTCTGTGATCATCCGGGTCGCTAGAGACGAAAGCAATCGTGGACTCACGCTTACCATCAATGGCCCAGAGAAGCGTTCCCGGTTCTTCCAGCTTGAGGGAGAAGATAGCCCCTCGATTTTTGAGGACTTCTATCAGATCCGTCAGCCGGGGAAGTATGTCATCAACGTCCAGGTCAACCGTAGCGGAAAGAAGGATCTTCGTCATGAGGTTGAATTCTGTGCCTCAGGGCTTGAGGTTAAGTGCTTTTGATACATGGTTTCCATTTTCTTGTTATAGCGATTGTCACATTCCGGACAGTAATATTCCCATTGATTTATTGTGCTGAGCCAATGCATGGGTTTGTGATGAACCGGGCAATTGGGGCCGTCCATTATCTACCTTCAAGTGTTTCTAACAACAGCTCTCTAGCCTTCTCCATCCTGCCTTTTTGCCTTGCCCATGCTGCTCTTTCCAGTTCAAGGATCAGCCCTTTTACTGTGGTGAGATCGGTTGGGCGCAAAACTGAGGGTGATGATGAAGGTGATGACGATGAAGATGGTTCTGGCGCGGCAGACCGCGTAACATACATCCTACAAGTCTTGTCATGGGCAGGAGATTCTACATTGTGATTGACAACACAGGTGCAATACTTCACTTCATATCCGCCCATACTCTCCCTCTCTTCCCTTCAGAATCGATGCTCAACAGCCTACCATCAGGCAAAGCCATCTGTTTGATCTCCTGCTCCATTTCAAATTTCAACACCGCATCCAAAGCATCAGCCTCCCCTTCCGGCACTTCACAAAAAATCTCATCATGGATGAAGAGCCTGAAGTATTTGGCGAATTCGGGGTGCTTGTTCCACACTCTCTGAGCAGCAGTCGTCTTGATAAACCTTGCAGTGCTCTGAGGAAGCCAAGCGACCAAGGCCTTGGCATCTTCTCCAAAATCCCACTCCCACCCCATTGGGGTCTTTTCCCACTTCACCACATCATAGAATCTATCCGCAGCCCCAAAAGGATTTTGAATGAAGCAGTTTCGTGCCTTGTAGCCCCAACCCTGATGCTCTGCTTTGAGAGGAGCCCCGCCAACTTCTGATGCCAGTGTCAAATGCCAGCGGGGGATTTCTGGAAACAGCTCATCATAGAACTTCATTACCCTGTTGATTTGACCTATAGGCAGCAGCACTCCTAATTCATTGAGCAGAATGACCTGAGCCATCGGAGCGGTTTCCTTGTAATTTCTACCGTGAGTGAGCTTCTTGTTTGTCTCCCTCGTGGGCTTGAAATTCTTCTTGATCTCCTTCAATGCTCCTGATAGTTGATCATCCGGCCAAGACTCTTGTGGAAGATCAGCAAACGTGATCTTCTTTTCGAGTTCATAAAGCGTATACGCGGTAAAAAAAGAGTGAATGTCAATCTTTGAAAGGCGAATATACCTTTCGGCCTTTGCAAAGAAACCGACAAGCACAGCTTCAATTCCTGAAAAGTCACGGGCAAGGAATATCTTTCCAGCAGGAGTGACAAACCAAGAACGGACCAGCTTTTGTAGATCGGTTGAGCCCCGTGGTATCTGATGGAGACTTGGAGCTGCCATCGAGAGCCTAAGCGTGCGCGGGTCATGCTTGAACGTGCCATGAATTCTCCCGGTGTGAGGGTTTACGGGTAAGCCGCCCTTCAAATAGAGATTGGGCAGATCAGAAGGGGATATCGTCATCAGCCTCAATACTCCCTTTTGTAATAGGTTGTGAGCTGTGGTAAGGCGAGTAGTCCTTTGGCCCTTCAACCTCTCGATATTGAGCCCTCCTCCATTCCTCATGCCACTTCTGTTCAGGGCTCAAGGTCACAGGAGGCTGATCAGTCAGTCTGCCAACATAAGTGCCCTGAAGCTTGTCCAGTTCTCTGTAGTCAAGCACAAGTTTGAAGATCGGATCTTCCAAGTGACGCAGGGAATAGAGTCTGATGGCATTCTCATCCATCGGAAACACTCTTTCCCCTTTCTGCCTGTTGAATCGGCTGATCAATCTGTAACCTTTGAACTTCGCATATCGGAGAAGACCAACGTGAGAAGGTTTGAAGTCAAGCGGCTGGACGTAGCCCTTAATAGGAATGACTCTTGAACAAAGCTCTCCAAGAGCAACTTCTCCTTCAGCGTTTCCGACTTTGAAACAGGGGTGTTTAGCATTAACTCTAACTTTGCCACACTCTGAGCAATACTTTTCAGATCCTTCAAGACTGATTTCCTGTAGGCCTTCACGGAACTTTTTGAAAATCTTTGTCGGCCTTGCGCCTTCTGCTGCTTCATTCAACCTCACCTTCACTTCTTCTTTCAGGCCCATAAGTTTGAGAGCCGCTTCCTTCCTCGCTTCAAGGTCAATCGGCATTCCTTGAGAAGTCATATACAACAATATGGGGTTGAGCATGAAGATGTGATCGTAGTAGACATTCCACATGCCATGTTCCTCTAGCAGCTCCTTACACCGATACCAACCTTCAATCTGCACTGCCGCGTCGATCCCATTATAGAGAGCCGGTTGAGAACCTGATAGGTGCTTCCAAGCAGCTTGGCGAGGGACCAGATAAGGGGCCATATGCTCAAGACTCTTGGGCAAGGAGGATTGCAACACATGCCACGCTTCCTGGAGATCAGCAACCTGACCATCAATCCGAACATTGTGCGCGGTTATACGGGGCACGTCGAAGTGACGGTAGCAGAAGATCCACACTGTATCGAGAGAGAAAAGGTAGTTGATTACATCCAGATAGGCGACGTTCCAAGGAATGGAGAGCACTTGAGTCTTGCCATTCCAGATGTAAGCGAACCCTATACGGTAGATCGGTCCTGCCTGATAGCCCAAGTTGATATCAGTTTCATCCTCTGCATCGCTTTTGTCAGGGGTTTCAATGTCTGCTGAGCAGGGGAGTTCGGGCAGGCGAAGGCGACGAAGAGCATAGATTTTTGCCCACTCCATTGCCGCATGAGGACTGATATCAAGACTATAGTCACGTTCGATTGGTTCCCAGCCCTTATCTGCAACCTCAACAGCATGGCGCAAGTCATAGATAAACGCTGATTCCCAATTCGAATTCCCCCTCAAAATAAAGGAAGGATGGACAGTGGGAATCACAAAGGCCTGATACTTGTCGCTCCACCATACATAGCCCCTTTTGCTCAAGACTCCCTCAAGCCCGAGTGTGGCGAAGAGAGGAGCATTTCCCATTGCCAGAATCACTTTTGTTTCAGGTTTGGTGACAAGTGGCTCCCAATACTGCCGACAGTGCTCAATGGCTTCTTGTGGAGGAGGAGTGTTCTGAGGGGGTCTGCACCACACAGCGTTAAGGATTTGGAATTGATCCCTCTTGAACCCGGCTCGTTCGATCATCCTCCCTAGTCTGAGCCCAGCAGCCCCGATGAAGGGTCTGGAGTGCTTGGCCTCAGCTTCCCCCAAAGCCTCCCCAAGTAAAGTCACCCCAAGCTGGGGAAAGCCTTCAGGGGCCATAAACCCCTCTCCGGTCAGATTAAGGGGACAACCATTGCAGGATGGGGGATGTGGAGTCACTAGAACTTTCGGCCATGCTTTGGCGGTCGGGTTTTGTTGAAAGCCATCTTCTCGATTACTCTGGCCTCAATATCAATCTCCAAAGCCTCAGCTACGTTGATCGTGCGAATGACGATGTCTGCAAGCTCTGAGCCAAGACCCTCAGGCTTACCTTCACCGTTAAGCCCGCTATACCAGACCATCTTTGGCCCATCCCCACTACGGACAGTCTCATAAGCCTCTGCAATCTCAGTGACGATCAAGAGGAGTTTGGAGCCCAGATTTTCAACCGTCGCGTCCTCAAAGCCCTTCTCACGCGATGTAACAAGACTCTCTTTTGCAAGTTCTTTCAGTGTGTTATTCAATTGGCCTCTTCCAGTTAAATCCTTCCCTTGTTATTCTTCCGGTGGGGTCATTGATATCGACCCCATTTGCCTCAAACCACGCATCCCTCAGCCTCACGGTCAGTTCAGCCTCAGGCCAGAGAGGTTCACAGCTCAATGCAATGCCTGGATTGCCTTCCAGTGTCGTGCTGTCATCAATCATCACACCCATGCCATGCCTGACTCGAATGGCAAAGTGATCGTTGTAGCCGATACGACAACCGCTGATCCTGAGGGTTGTGATACTGTTCTGAGCCTCTTTCCCCATGCCAATGATATTGATGCCGGTGTTGCATTGGCTGATCACACAATCTCTGATCGCGACATTGACCCCGAAGTTGACGTAGATACCGTCTCCACAGCCCATGATGTTCAAGCCCTGAAGCCTGATGTTGCCGCCACTGATCACAATACCCTTTTGAGCTTTGTGAGTGCCAATGATGAATAGATCCTCCAGCTTCAGCATCATTGGATACTTCAGTTCGTAGTTACCTCCAGCACAAGTCTGGAGAACGATCAATGGCCCGGTGTAAGGGTTGTTTGGGATTAAATAGGTTCTGCCTCCCGTGCCTCTCAGTGTAGCGGTGTCCCTGAGCACAAGAGGAGCTTGAAACCCTATATACCCTGGAGGGAGAGTTTCACCATTGTAGGCTCGTTCGATAATCCATTTATTTGGCCCCTCTGGAATGGGAGGAGGGGGCCAGATCGCGACACTTCCCCCAAACAGCGTTGGAAGGAAGGGGAGTGAAGGGTCAGCAATTACAGGGTTCTGGGGCCGAATGTCTGGATGGCCCGGAGGTAGCCAATTACCGTCTTGACAGACCCAACCAATAGCGGGAGCAGGGGTGAGGCAGCTCATTGCCCAAAAACCTTATAAAACTTTTTGGTTGTTTCAATGATCTGAGCCGCTTCTCCGTCCTGAGCTATGAACACGTCAATCCTCTTGCCCTCATATCTGAATTCAACCTTCTCTTTGTAGTTGGAAGACTTCTCATATTCCGCTCCTCCCAAGTCAGTAAAAGGCCCAAACATGCCTGACAGCCATTCTATCAATTCCTTAGGCCTGTGAGGGTTTCCATTGTCCATTGGAAGGAAGTAGAGATCCAGATCCTTATCACTCTCCCCTTTGTTAAGAACCGAACCCCCGAGAGCGATGTGATAGTTGAAGGAACGGCTTCCTAGTTGAAGTTGGGTAATTAATTCACGAGCCTCTACCAGAGTCCAAACTTTCATTGACAGCCTCTCCCTTGTGGAAGTTGAGTCTTGGGCACAACTTGGGTATTTACGGTGTGATAAGAAGCATTCCTTGTGACATAGATACACACACTCCCTGCGTCGATTACGTCAAACCGCAAAGGGTCATAAAAATTGCCAGCACTGAAAACATAAGGCATTTCAAAGATCATCCAAGAGATTGTTTGACCCTTCTCTTTCCTGACTTCAAGCTCCTGAACTTTAACAATCACAGACAATGACCAGAAGATCAATCCCATGACCACAATATAGGCAAGAAATAGCTTAATGGCTTGTTTAACCAAGTGTCACCAGCATGGATGGAAAAGGAGCTGGATCTGGTGCTCCTTTGAATGTAAGTCTTCCTCGAATGAACTCAATATGTCTGACCCAAGAGTGCCAATTGTGGGCTCCTTGGTGCCAGATAGAATTGTGCCAAATACCTGTGTCGGTTCGGGCAGGGAGAAGCATCACTCCCGAAGCTCCGTTTTCCACAGTCTCCCAAACGGCCTTATTCACAAAATCCACCTGTCCCGGTATATATACCGATGTGTGAAAGCCTCTCTTCTCACAGCGTTTCTTGGTGCAGACCTTTTTGCAGGGTTGTTCGGGTTCACCATAGGGAGGATTGAGCCAGAACCTAACACCTTCCTTTGGGTAGTTTGAATGGCCCTGATAGACAACATGAGTCCAAGGATCAGGAGTCAAGCAATCCTCTCTCCAAGGGCTCCCCGGCCCCCACCATATACCTGTTTTGTAGTTACTCTCATCAGCAGCTACATCAACATTGAAACCTTCTGGATGGAATTCCTTCTCAACCCTTAGAAACAAGTCATCAGGAGTCTCCCAATTGTTCTTGACTCCGGTAGAGAACATGAGATCGGTGTTCATCTGACCCCCAAAATGACTTCTTTATAGCCTTGTATTGCCATAAGAGCAGTGAAAATAGCAAGTGCTATGCACATTATTAGCATTGCAATAGCAATCATAAAGTCAGTTAGTCTGTCCATTGATCCTCCTCAATTGAAAGTAAGTCGCCCCGATTTTCTCTGCAACGACTCGGGGCCACATCGCTTCGTCTGGGAAAGGAGGTAAACCAGACTCAGGGGCAGAACTTAATCCTTACCATTCAGGATAAGAAGAATGAGAAGGATCGTGATCACAATCCCGATAAAGTGCTTATCGAGAAAGGTTAGAATCTCAGTCATCTCTTACTTCCTTACTAAGACCTTTGTCCCTCTAACCAGCTTCCTATTTGTGCTTGTCGATTGGACAAAGAGATCAAAGTTGGCATGATTGCCGGGATCAACAGTTGCTTCGGCTCCGTAAGGGAAACCCAGCATGGAGCGGAGAGCATTGCCTCCATAAACCACTCCGGCATCCTTTTCCATGATCAACAGCTCTTTCCCGGTCTGAACCTTTTCCTTCTTAGTGAGCTGATAAAAGGCCTTGCCTGTGCGATAGGGTTCGCCTGTGGTCCCTTCGACAAAGGTCTTGATATCCATCTCCATCTGAACCTGCTTGGGTCGAGTGAACCTGCGGGTCACATCGCTCAGTTTGTCCTTCAAATCCTGGGGCTTGAGGCCACTGAGATCGGTTTTGACGTAGAAGCTCTGAACCTGAGACTGACCCCTTGATCGAGCTTGATAGTAGCCGCCGAAGCCCTGACTTGTGGCAACAACTGTTTCTCCCAAGCCCCTCTTGGAACCTTCCCACTCTCGAATGTTACCGGCAGGAACCCCAATCTGTTCGGCGTAGCGTCTATTTCCTGGGGGCATTTGAAAGACAAAACTCCAGTTACCGAGAGACTGACACTCGGCGATGGTTCTAGGAAGTTGGTCTTTATTCATTGCACTAGACGCATTTTCCTGACCATCAGTGAGCACAATCACCATGAAGCTTTCATCTCCACCTGTGCTCTGAAGCTTCAACCTTTTTACAGCTTCTAAGACAGCATTAGCAAGGGCAGTGTAGCCGTCTGGATTGTAGGCAAATGCTGGCACACTGTTGACTGGAATATTGGCATATTCAAGTTGAGAAAAGTCAGCAAAGGTCAGGAGAGTGACAAAGGTGTCCTGATTGTAGAATGCTGATTCTGTCTTGAGCCCTGAGATCAGGCTTGCAAACTGCTGAGGGATCTCATGCTTCAGGTGGCCCATCGATCCAGAGCGATCAATCACGAAAGCAATCCGGTTGACTGGACTGGATTTTGGTGCTGTTGCTCTTGGAGGGAGAAAAGAGGGACGAGGAATTTGCTCAGCCAACCCTGTGAAGTGATGAGCTACAGACTTTCGCCGACTCCTGGGTTTCGGTGCCCTTCGCTCCTCTTCACATGCTCTGCACCGACGCTTACGATCAACTGCACCATAAGGGTTACACACATGAGTTCTAGGCATTCAATTTCTCCTTTCAAATTCTGTTGCAAAACATTGGCCAAGGGTGTTTCATGACGGGAAACACGACAACCCTGTCCACAGACTCTCTCTGGGCACCATGCCCTTGGCCAACTCTGATTGGCCCCTCCACTTTTCTCTTCTCAAGGGTTGCTTTCCAAGCCTGTTCATTTACTTGGTTAGAGAAGAGGCTCCCAGCGAGGGGCCAAACTTTTGAAAACGCTACCAAGGGACTTTACCCCAGCCAGCCATGTCTGAACTTGATTGCTTAGACTTACTTAACCAAGCCCCTTGGTATTCTCTTACTTGTTGACTGTCACGCCAATCTCGGCCAACTGTGCATCGATCTTGGCCCTGACTTCTGAACGAGACAACAGAGTCTCACGCTGGGCGAGAAGCTGCTTCTTCATCAACTCACGCTGATCAGCGGTCTGGACTTCGATAGCCCGATCAATTCGCCGGTTCACGTCATCCAACCATTCCGGTGTGGCAAGGCTCCGGCGAGTAAACTCATTCCGCAAGCCCTGTGCCTGGAGAGAGAGTGAAAGCAACTCCTCGATATCCGTTGTAGCCTCTGCATTGAAACGCTTCAACTCATTCAACATTGTCAACTGCTCCTTCGCTTTTTGGTGATTGTTCTCCCGATGCTGTAGCCGTCGAGCCACTTGATACCTCCTCTATTTCCACATAATCAATCCGATGTGTTGGGTAGTAACGGAGCTTGTTTGAAGAGGTTTTAATAGGCACCCCTACGGTTAGGATAGCAAAAACCTCGCTTGCAATCTGTTCATCAGTTCCCTCGATTGGAAACTTAATGCTGCTATTGCTCCAATTGCCTTTGACAGTTACGTTGATCTTAGACAACCTGAAGCTCCCTCAGAATTCTCATGCTCTTTGTCCTCTCCAGCACTTGATCAATTGTAACAAGCTCAGTGGCTAGAATCTCATCCAGCAACCCATACCTTCCAACCCTCATCGTCTGAACCAGATTGGGAAGAGAGTAATAGTCAGCCCCCTGTCGAAGATCAAACCCCTGCACATCAATGTTGGCCCTCTTACAGCTCATCTGAAACTGTTCGATCCATCCAGTGCTCATCGGATGCCCGTCTTCCTTGGTCCTATACCAATAGACGGTTGGCTCGTTGCCATTGAATTTGACATACCGCTGATACTCGTTTGCGAACGAAGGGATTGTGTTCTCGGCTCCGTCACTCACAAGTGCTATTCCATCGATCAGGATCTTTCGATCAATGATATTTGCAAGGCCTGTGCCTAGAGATGTTGCTCCATTGGCCCTGATTCCCCGAGTCAGTTTCTTGATCTCCTCAAGGCTTTTCCCTGTGACGTTGAAATACTGAGGAGACGTGTCCTCGAATACAAGATGCACTTCACCCTTCACAAGCCTTGAAAGAGCCGCACAAGCCTCTCGTGCCAGCTCGATTGATTCTGTCATTGAGGTTGACTTGTCTCCCAGCACGAGCCAGTTGCCTTCAACCCCCTTCATCGTGTCAATCTGCTTCTCCTGGAGTTGACGAAGCTTCTGACCGATCTCAGAGCCCTCTTCAAACTGCTCTGCCGCCTTGGTTGCCTTGAAGGAAGAGGCTTTGGTGCCCTTCGTCACAGATTGGACAAGTTGAGACTCCAATGCTGCCCTTGCTGCTGGAATGTTCATCACTCCAGCCTTCTCCAAGCTCTTCATGTTGTTGATCAACTCAGCACTCGACATACGCTGAATGACCGCGACCATGATATCGGGCTCCTTGAACCTTTCTCCCAAAGTTGCCCTGAGCTGGAGATAGGGAAGCTTCCACTTCATGATCAACCCAGCCGCTTCAACTGCCGAGGCAATCTTCAATCGGGCCAGAGCGGCTTTTTGAGGAGTGAGACGCTTTCCGAAAAGCTGTTCATTCACATAATCAGCCGGTTTGATGTGGAACTTGGCATACAGCTCCAATAAGGACGGTGTATGTCGAGTGGCCACACGCTCAAACTCTCTTGAATTCGCCTCATAGTCCCTCAAATACCTCTCAACCAGCCTGCGAAGAGTCCTCTGTGGCACCTTCAGTTCCCTGGAGTAGCGAAGAGCCTTTGCAAAAGAGCGAGGGTCAAGATCAGCCAACAGACCGAGAGCGTTCTCTTGATAAATCTCATCTGTAGTGCCAGCAAGTGACAGGAGAGGGAGAGCTTGTTTGGCGTCACGAATCTCACCCTTGAAGTGATTCCAAGTGGCAAGGTGGGCAAAGAAGTCAGGCTCCCGAGTAGATGCTTCTAGGCCTACTTGATTGTAGTCAGAGAGGTTTCCATGCGGGCTCTTGACCAGCTCGGAGATGATCTGCTGCTTTGAGAGAGACTTCAGCTCGGAAGGTGAAAAAGTCTTGGCTTGGACCTTGACCTTTGCCTGCTTTACCGGAGTGTTTACGTTGAAGCCTGTAGACTTACGAGGAATCCTTGCCATGCCTGCCTCCTTTGCAAACAGTTTGCCAAACATGAAATTGAGAGAAATTCTCGGAAATTCTGAATGCTTGATCATCCCTTTCGGGTTAATGATCGCTCTTCAAGCGATTGCCTTACCATTTGGCTATGTTGAGTGACCTCAACAATCGGAATCGAACCGATAAAAGGGGTTTCCCCCCATGTAGGCATCCAAGTGTCCGAGAAACTGAATGCTGGCGATGATATTAACGACCTTCACTCTTATCAGTGGGACGGTCAGGCACGGACCAGCAAATAAATTGACGGAGATTCTAGAAGCTCTTTTAACGTCCCTCAAGATGAGGATCGACCCCTCAGAATTTTGTAGGTGGGGTCGGCTGGCGTCTAACCAGCACCTAACGGCTCCAATAGCATGAAAGCTTCTACGTATCCGTCAAACCGAAGGCAGCTATCAGGTTATGAACCTTGCGTGCCTCATAAAAGGAAGCACTTATAGCTGCGAAAAATTTGGGTGAGGATTCGAAGAGCCGCTTTGTGATGGCTAGGAGGACTTACCCGCCCTCCCAGCCCCTCAACCTTCAAATTGAAGGCTCAGGGATTGGTTGGCGGGTTGTCCCTCATTGGTTTTTGAGACTAATGAGATACATGTAAGCTTTTCAGTGCTCACCCAAGTTGTAAAGAGCTGGAGCGACCTATGGGTTTCGAACCCATCCCGCAGGGCTTGGAAGGCCCGCTACTACCGAATATACGAAAGTCGCTCGAAAAATTGCTGAGGTAGGTTGCCCTACCCCAGACTTCACTAACTTCTAAAGCAATCAGCGTGCCAACTGAGTCTTCCCGTGATAGCACTTACCTTTTGCTGTGCAGGCCCCCGTTCGGGTGTGCCTTACCTTACCTTTGATCTTCGCCTTGTCTACGGAAGTGAATTTTTCGACCTTCCGCCAAGCTTTCTTTCCCATGTGTCACCTCCTAGTGAACTAAAGCATGGGATACCTCCTTGTTAGACATATGCGTTGACCTTTCAAAAATTGTTCCTGAGGATTCGCTTAGCTGTCCCCTTGCGGGGTCAATGCCTGGATTTGAACCAGTAACATCACTGTTAGAAGCAGTGTGCTCTACCATTGAGCTACATGAAAGCTAGTCAGTGCTCAGGAAACATCAATTCTATAGCAATTAGCGTGCCAGAGTCCAATCGATCTCAGGCTGAGGCTTAGCATGGGCTGCATGCTGCTCAGGTGATTCGTTGTCTACGCAGCGTTCACAGTTGTACCCCCCGACCGTGCACCAGACAGTTCCGGCGCCATCGTAGGAAGTGCTATTGATCTGACAGTCATCGCCGCCCGGCATGTCTGCCCCGTGTTCGTAGCAGACGCAATGCCGGGTGTTGTTGTCCCACGGGTCATCGCCACACCACCACGCATACATGCTCCACCAGACGCCAGTGGTACAGCCATCTTCGTTACAGACGACGCGCTCGGCTGGGGCTGTCCCCTCAACTGTTGCCGGGACAATCGCCGCAGAAGCAACGAACATCCCAACAACCATACACAGTGTCAATGTAATCTTTCGCCACATAGGTTACTCTCCCCTGTTAATGATAGGAGAGGAGACGTTACTCTCCTCTCTGTGATTAGTCTTTCAACCAAGTATTCTACTACTTGGTAATGGCACTGACAAACCCCTGAATTGAGGCTCGTGCCCAGAACCTCTTGCCGTCCTTTTCGATGAATGGCAATTTGGAGCCTGGATTTTCAGGATCGTCTGGAAAGTCTTCCCACTTCTCCGCGACACTGGACTTTGAATCCTTGTCATAAGCGGACCAATTGATCCGGCATCGGAATTCCCCTTCTGCGGTTGCCTTCACAAACTCCTCATACTGATCAGGAGTTGCAGGCTTGGCTTCGATCCCCTGTGAGTGCAGGTAATCGATGAACTGAGAAGCGTTACGGGTTTCTCCGGTGGGCTGCCCATTCTTGAACTTCCGATAGAGGGAAGCTGAAAGATGGGTCTGCTGCACCTGATAGTTGCTCTCGATCAGGGTGACGTTTTTCAGGATCGCCTTGAGAGAGGGGGTTGCGGGAGGCTGAGCATTAGTCCGCAAGTAGCGCCCCTGCTCATCCCGAGTCTGAATGTCTTCGAACTTCGGGGCTCGGGCTGTCATTTCTACATACCTGAGTCGTCCCTTCTCGTCCTTGACCTTGGCTTGGGGAGGAGGAGTATACTGCCCACCAAAATCATAGTCGTCCATAAAGGACGGATCTGGCACAAGCAGTTGATCGTTGGTTGGGTCTATCATTGTGGACATTAGTAAGTGTCTACCTCGTTAGAGTTGGTTGATTGTTTGGGTTTTCTTGACGCTTCATGACGCGAGAAATAGGCATGGAGGAGTGCTCCCTGTGTCTCCCGGTCGAATTTGGCAATAGCACGCTGTAATGCAATTCTTCTGCCGGTTTCCTTTGCGAATTGGTCGTTGACTGAACAGCAAGCCGTGGCCGCTGCTACAACATTTTCGCTCTGCCTTGGACCTTCAATTATATCGCAATGGGTCAGAGCATGAGCTTTAGCATCCCTTCCAACCCTGATCGTCCCTTCCTTGACTAAACGGTCATGACGGAAGTTGATCTTGAGAATTTTGCCATTTTTAAGTTGTGCAGCGATCACTTGCTTTGCTCCCCTACAACACTTGTTTTCATCTTGCCTCCTTATAGTGCGTTCAACTTCTGCCTGATAGCCTGCAATATGGATACCACATCGGCAGGATCTTGTTTGAGTATGACTTCGCAGCGTGCATTGCCAAGACCTTCCAGAGAGCCGTCCTTGTGGCGTCCTGTGTAGAGGACAGTCCTGTTGGTCCCTTCTGCCGGGATTTTGACTATGCGGAAGGTGTAGACAAAATACTTCGGGAGGTCTTTGGTAAGAGCCTGACCACAGACCTGAGGACCAATGACTCCTCTGATCCCCAAGCTTGCGGCAGTTTCAATTTCCCTCCCGCCTTGGCGATCCTTCTTCTCCAAGCCCACGACTTCCTCATGAGCCGTCCAGACTACGGGCACTGGAAGGAGTTGACTCTGCCATACCTTTTCCAGCAACCACCTTTGTCCTACAAAGTAATGTGTGCCGGAATTGGAGGGAATTTGGATACTTTTACCGTCTGCCTGGATTTTCAGTGAGGGAGCCGGTTCTCCCCCAACATTGAATCCTGCTGCTGCCTGCTGGCCCAGAGCATTGACAACCAGATCCCCACAACCTGACAGGCTTTCAAAAGCGATCAGACAATATTTCTGCGGGTCGAGTTGAACCCACTTGCCTTCAACCAGCTCCAAGCCCTGCACCGCATTGTCAATCCACATGAAGCGATCAGAATCCCGATACTGGATGATCTTGCACAGCCCCTCCCTTTCGAGCTTTCTCAGGATTGTGATCGTGCCTCCACGATCTGTTACATAGACCAAGGCAGGCTTCTCCTTGGAAGCCATTGCCTTGATCAACTTATAGAGCTGGGTTGTTTTCCCAGCGTTGGTTGCCCCGTAGAGAAGTAAATTTTCTCCGGGGTAGAGAAGAGGTTCAATCAGTTGTGACATTTGTAGGTTGTTTTGCGATTAGATGTTCCTTGTGAGCTTCGTTGACCACATCCCTGACGGTCATATCATTGGGGAGAGCACTGGAGTCGCTGTCTTCGTGGTAGATACCACGTTCCATGATAAAGGTCAGAGAGCGTAGGGCAATGGCTGCTTTGGGATCATTGGCTCTGACTCCAATTACTTCCAAAGCAATCTGAGCACCAAGCATTATATCGATGACTTCCTTGAGTTGTTCTTCGGTGAGAGCTTGATCAGACATCTGCTATAACCTCTGCTCCTAGATTCAATGCAATCGTTTCCTGTTGCTGCTCAATTGCCTCTTTTTCGATCATCTTAAGCTGATCAATAGTAAAACTGACCCCTCCTAATTTGTTTTCCTCCGCATTAGCATCTATTCCCACTGCAATTATTCGAAGGGCTAGGGCGGTTGTTTCATTACGACCCATACCTAATGCTTGGATTATTGGTATAACAGAGTCAGCCTTTTTAATTGCTACTCTCAGAGTCTTCTCACTTATTGAATTGCTCATCAAACTGATCCTTTTCGTTTTGGTGATGGGGTTCACGGTATTTATAGACTTGTAATGGAAAGCGTCGAGTGGTCGGATTCCAGCACATGGGTTTGAACACACAGGGCTTTCGGCTCTTGCTGAATTCATCACACTGGCTGAAATACTTCGGGAAGAGCTTGGAGATTTCCTCTTTCGGTCTACCCCTTTGCCTCCACGCTTCAATCTCTTCTTCTCTATGCAACACTTGGGCCAAGTGCTCGATTGCGAGATCACGCCTCAGCATTACAGGGGAAGTGGTAGGGAAGTGCTTTTCAACCTCCTGCCGATCCTTGATCAGAAGGTAGTTGATCCAGCCCTCGATTCCACCTTTGAATTCTGTTGTGGGAGTGCGGACCCAATTCCTGACCCACTTCGCGGACCATTGATCCGGCATCACACCTGGAATTCCTTCCTTACGATAGGCGTAGACGAGAGAGTGATAGAGCAGGCCTTCTTTTTTAAAGCCCTTGTAGAGCCCTTGGGCAAAGCAACCTGCAAGTCTCTCACCTAAAGCTTCTTCGGCACACAGGCCCGTTGCATGGAGCTGGACGTTATTGGTGTAGGTGAAAAGAGAATCGAGCCATGCGGTAGATTTGTCTTCGTAATACCAGAGGGTTTGATCGCTGTTGCGCCTCCACAAGCTGTCAGGACGGGCGTTATGGGTGAGCCAAGGGGCCAACAATTTGGGGTATTCAGTTTCGACACTGACCAGCGTGTAGTCTTTCTCAAGCCGGGGAAGGACAATTAGTTTGTAGCCAGTGAGAAGAGCTTGAGCTAAGAGTGCTTCATCCCCTCCTTTGAAAGTTTCAGTAGTAAAGGGTTTGTGAAGCTTGATGCAGGAAAGCTGTTCGGCCAGCAATCCTCCGAAGCGTAGTTCATCAGGGGTTTCCATCGGTGCAAGCCCTCGATCATCAAACTCATAGCCCAAGTAACGGGCTTGGGGGCAGGTTTGATCGAGAACGGTTCGGGAACGATCGGTGTATCTCAAATTTTACCTCTAAGGGCGTCGGTGAGAGCACGCAGCAATCTCGCCGCGTCGTGAACCCACTTCATATCGCCGCAGACGCAGTGATCGGAGGTGAATCCGGGTAACGCAGGACCGGGCCTAAATTCTGGGCACTCAAAGCCTACAGACCAGCAATCGGCGATGAGATTCTGAGCCTCTGCGATCAGCGCCGCCTTCTTGAACCATTCGGCTAGGCGGGCGGATAGCGTCTCGGCCTTGTCGTGCAGGATTGGCTGAGCCCTTCGCCAGCAGTCGCCGCACAACTCGGCGCCTTTCAACTCACCGTCCCAGCGATGCCCGCAACCGCTGCAGCGGTGTAGCGCCTCGGAGGGTGGCGTCTCGGTCTTGGCGATCTCCCCTACATGCGACTCGTTCAGCGGGTGACTGCTTCGGCAGGTTTCACACCACTGCGCCTCGGACACAACTTCGCTGGGGGCTTCAATATCACAGGGTTGGGGCTGCGCGGCCAATGCCTGCTCTAGTTCGTCAGCGGCTTTTGCCCAGATCTCTGATTGCACCCGTAACATTGCATCTCGGCAAGGGCCATAGTCGATTGGCCCAGCACCCGATCTAAACCTGTCTGCAATCACGCGCCACTTCGCGATCAACGCCCTGAGCGGTGATCCTCCCGCTGGCGCCTGGGACGTTGCGTGAAGGTGCGACTCCAAAAAACCAGCATCTTCTTGACTGAGCCACAACCCGCAACGGTTGTCTATTGCGCCTTGCAGTCGTTTGACAACCGCTGTCAATGGCGTGGCCCCCTCGGGGGTCGGCTGATCCGGCTTACCTGTCATCGCGGCCTGCTTTCTCGCGGATTTGACGTTCGCGTTCCATAACAGCGAGGGCATAGAAAAAGCCGTTGACGAACGCGGTGCGTGTATAAAAGCCCTGTTGCGTTAGAGCCTTCAACGGTGCGGCGTCCATACGATCCATGACGCGATCCCACATACGCGCGATGCGCTGCTCTACCTGCTTGCTCATGCTCCTGCCTCCGTTGAGTCCCCTGAGATATGTTTCCAATGCGTTGGCACGTAGTAGGCATATATTCCGCGGCCGTTGATCCACCACAGCCCGCCTTGGCGCTTCATCTGCTGATGATTGCGTTCACCGCGCTCATCGTGGATCTTTGTCTCAACCAAGACGCCGTCCGGTGCTGTGTCGATTAGTTGCCAGTCGCTCATGGTGCCTCCGTCGAGTCCGTGGGACGGGTCGCCTTCACACACCACGCCACATCAAACGCTGCCATCGCCTGCTCTGGTGAATCGCCCCAGCCTGTCACACCCACGGCAATGTCTCGTCCGTAGAGTGCGCACCAAGCATTACCGTCCTGAAATAGCTCGGGCTTGTAGATGGCCGATGGCGTATTCAGCTTCCTGGCGCGGTTCAGTTCCTCGACTGCTGCTTCCTGTCGGATACCGGCGCCCGCGGTGATGTAATCCAGTTGGTCGATGTAGCTTCGATCGCTCATTTCGGTGTCACCTTGTCTATTGAGTCCGTGGGACGGGTGAGGGCGCGAGCGTTGGCGCAGTAGTCGTCATGACCATCGGCCATGCCTGCAATCACAGCACACCAGCACAGTGAGCCGTCAGGCAATGCGCTGCCAGTCATCTTCAGCGCCTCCCGCAGGGCGTCTCGTTCCTCACGAAGTCGTGTCAATGTTTTGCGAACGTCGTACTGATCTGCTTGGATTTCGTCCATGCTCTCGCTGTCCTGCCGATACGCTTGGATCAAGCTGACGACTTGGCCCGTGTCGGTAAGCGTGTCTGCTGCGGCTTTAATCAGAGCGTCTCGTTCCTGCTCGGCCTGCTCAACGGCGTGTTCTAACCCGGCGATCCCTCGCGCATACAGATCCACTTGCCCTTGGAGGCGTCGGAGTGCCTCCTGTAATCCTTCGATGGTATTCAGGCGAAGCCATTCTTGACAGTTGGCGCACGGACAAGAGTCGCCTTCGGGCCACGTGTCTGTGCCACAGTCGTTGCCAGTAACGCGACACAAAATACGCGAGGGCTGGAGTCGCCGCCCGTCTGTCACGAAGCTGGTGCTGCCCTTATGGCTGGCCCAACCGCATTGAGGACACTTCTTATCCCACTTCATGTTTGGCTCACTAGCCTCTTCGTTCGCTTTTGTCATGTTCAATCCATCCCATAGAAGGTTTCTTCTGGCCTGATGCATGGTGTGTCTGCTGCCAGCCATCATCAGTATCAGGAACTATCAGTGTCAATGCCTGTCTACCTGCACGATCCATGCCTCTTGCCTTGAGCCGTTCCTTGAGCCGTTCCTCCCGCTCGTCCAGCTTCTTGGCCAGTCTCTTTCTCTGCCGTGCGAAAAAAAGATCCAGTTCTCTCTTGTCTCTCAGGTTCATCCCTAAATCGCCTTCTTCGTAGTCTGCCAAGGGGTCAGAATTTCCGGCTTCTTGTCAGTCAATTTCAACCCTTTGATTGCTTCCTCATGAGACTGCAACCAACTCCAGGGCTCCAGCGGTGAACGCTCATTCGAGTAATCCACCAACTGTCCTTCCTCTACAATCAGATCGCATTCGGTAAAGAAGCTGTCTCTTACGTAGGTCCAGCCTGTTTTATCCATTCATCACTTTCTCAGTCAGTTTTTCTTTCAGTTTTCTATTCTCTTCCTTGAGCATCGCATTGTCTGTTTCGAGCTGCTTGTATTGGTCATACAGCTCATCGTGATGTTGCATGAAGTCCCTGACTTGTTCCCACAATGATCTGATATCCGGCCCACATTCACAAGGCATATCCGGCCCTCATTCACAAGGCATTATCCATTCCTCCTCTTAAGTGACAACGATAACCTCTCCCAGCTTCCCAAGCTGTCGCGCCTTCTTTACTGTCCAACAGCCCCCTGACTTGACATGCTCACTTGTGCCACAGTGGTAGCAGTAGTCAAACCGCATTCCGGTATAGCCATCGTGCAACTTTTTTACAGTGATACAAACTACCTTGTCACTGTCCCGCGCAATCTTTACATTTCGCGCTTTGTAGCCTCCAGCCCATGTGAGCGTCTTTGGAAGGTGCTCAACAAACTCTAGGCCAAGCGACTTTGCTTCTTCAACCGCCCAAACGTCAATCCCGCCAAGATGACAGCCTCCACTAATGACGACATCACCCGGCTTGAGCAGCGATCGAATGATAGCCCTAGCCTTTGCTTCAGTCTCGGGCGTGAACTTTGCACCTTCAGAACCGACAATACCTATACGCATATGCTTCACCGTTCCAACTGACTGAGCAACAGTCCCGCATCCGTGCAGACCTTTTGGTCGAGGGTGAGATGGAGTGTGGGTTCTACTCCTTCAATATGCAACACGACAACACAACGCGGCTTCCCACCACTGCGTGAATACTGAAGTGTCCCCTCCACGCTGCGAATGTGATATGGCTGGCCGGGAAACCACGTCCAGCTCATTGCCTGTGCAATCACCAACAGACCGATAATGACTGACTTCATCGGTTCCTCCTCTTCGCATTCCTGATCTCCTGCTTCCACAGTTCAGTAAGGGCCTGCCATTTTCGGGATTGGTCAGAGCCAAATACTGTGCCGAGAGTAAATCCAAGGTGCATTACCCGCTCAGTTGATTCTCCTGGATGAATCAAGTTTCTGCGCGTGCAGGCCCTGTTGTAATTTCCTCCATCAGGAGTCTGCTGTTCAAGCTGGCCCAAAATACAATGGCAAGGCTGAGAAAGATCCAGTGTCTCTGGATTGATCCGCCAAAACCAGTTTGGATCAGTCACGTTCAGATACGCAACTCCAGCCTTTACTGCCGCTTTCATCGCTAATGTCGCTTTCATCTGGCACTCCTTTTGCTATGCTTGAAATTCATCCTACCTGCGCTGAGGCTGAGCATCCTGACTGCTCAACTGCAATTCCCGTTCCAATGCCCAGCCTATGCCTGAACCCACATTACCTATACTCCCTATTGCTGAACTTCTGTCCGGTAAAGAGCCCCCTGTCAGTTGGCTCGTCAATAATCTCCTCCCCCGTGGCTCCCTGATTGCCCTTGCTGGAGAACCTGGAGCTGGAAAGAGCTTCGTCTCCTACACCCTCAGCCTTTGTCTTGCGAGTGGGGTTGACTTTCTGGGTTTCGGAATCGAAAGTCCGGCGAAAGTCCTCTACTTCGATCAAGAGAACTCCCGGCCCGATACGACTCAATACCTGCGATGGTCATGGATAGGGCTAAATCGCCCCACGTTGCCCCAGATTGAGTCAAACCTTGCCATCGCTCACTTTGCCCTAGGCACTCATGATTGGCTCTCCAAGGCCCAATCCTATGTCCTGAGTGTCAAGCCTGAACTCATCATTATTGACACCGCAACCCCAGCCCTTGCCATTGACGATGAAAACGACAACGGAGAGGCAGCAAAGGCAATCGGAAAGCTGAGAACCCTTCAAGGCCTCCTCTCTCCCTCGCCTGCCATCATCGTTCTCAAGCATGCCAAGGTCAAATCGGAAGACGGTGCCTATACTCTCAGAGGGGCCAAGGCTTGGGAGGGTCAGGTTGATGGAATTATCTACCAGATCCGCTCAGCCGGTAATCCCCGCCTGGATGGGCTCCGTTCAACCTCCCTAGTGCCTGCCAAAACCCGCGCCTTTGGCCTCCGCGATACGGTCAAAATCAACCCCGAATGGACCGAAGAACGGGCCGGTTTGAGACTGTCCAGAAAATGAGAATTCGGGCCAAAAGTATTATTCCGGTGATTTGGGGGGTGTCGAATACTTTTTTTACTCCAAGTCTTTTATGTTCAACAACTTGCCCCGCCAAAAGCCCCCAAAAAGTATTAACCACTCTTATACTAAGAAGAGAGAAGAATACTTTTTGGGTTTGATCTGGCTTCTACCTACCCGACCTTCCTCAATGCAACCCTTTCCTTAGCTCTCTTGTATCGGCAGTCAGGGTTGTCGCATTCCCAACTGATGACCTGAGCAACCTCCTTGTAAGCTCGACCGTGGAATATTACCCGAAGAGGGATCATATGACCCCTCTCCTTGCACAATGGACAGAACGGACGAGTCTCGACCGGGAGCACAGTTCTTAGACCCCCTGGATGGTTGGAGTGGGGATCTCTGGCTCAGTCAAAAGGCCAAACGAAACCGCCATTGCCAGATCCAACTCCTTCCTGATGTCACCAAACACATACATGTTGGCGACTCCTGCAAGGTTGAGTGACCAGAAAGCTTTCTGCTCCCTTTCACTGAGAGATTCAAGGAAAGCAACAAACCGATTGCCTACATCCTTGAGCCTGTTCCCACTTTCATCATTGGGAAGATTCACTCCTCCCTCATGCAGACTCTTGAAAACGTCTGTAACGTGAAAGTTCTTCTTTTCGTTGCTCATGTTTCATTTCCTCCTGAAGTAGATCAGCAGCATCAACCCCGCCTTTGCCAAGAATCGCCATCCAGAATTCGGCCTCGCGCTTCTCAAAATCGGCCCTGTGTTGCTGCCTCTCACGGTTGACAATTTCCCAACTATCCTTGCTTGCCTGCCCAGACCAGAAATCCAGCCTCTCTCGACTGAGAGGTTTATGATCGGTCTGCCTGAGTCTTCGTCTTGCTCCCATAGCTCCTCCGATTGGCCATTTCAAGCAGAGAATTTTTGGCTTGCGGTTCTGGAATCAGACCCGCCTTCTCATACTCTCGAATGACCTTGATTGCACACAACCGGCACAACTGCCCGTGCCCGACCTGATCCTTCTCATGCACGTAGTTGCCAACATGCTCAAGCTGGCACCAATCGCAGACTTGTTTATAGATCCCTTCCAACTTTAATCCTTCCCTTTGATGACTAGCAGAGCTGGGTCGAGTGTAGCTCCTCTTTTGTTTGCTTCTTCTCCCTCAGTTCCAATTTGCGTTTCGAGGTTGTGCCATTGTCGTAAAGCTTCACCGTGCTCCCACACATTGGCAAGTGTCTCAACAGCAGCGCCATACATGAATCCGGTAATCCCATCTGTGTCAGCTTTATGACTAGTTGAATGTGCTATCTCCTCAAGCTTCTTACCCTTGGCCATTTCATGCTCCATCAAATCGGCCCACTGTGTCGCATAGGTAATTACTCTATGTCCATATGGTTCACTTGGTGGATTGGAATCGTTCAATTTCTTCCATTTTGGTGTCGCGGATCTTCATTTTACTTCCCTGCCTTTCCAAACAGCTTGGCAATCTGCTGCCTTTGAACTGCCAATTGATGTTCCCTCTTCGCTGCGTTTGTTGAAGCTGGTTGACCACAGTAGGTGCAGCGGAACTCACCCACCTTTTTCATCTCATTGTGGAAAACGGTCTGACCACAAGATGTGCAATGAAGTTTTTGAGCCATCGTTTAACCCTCAAAATCCATTCTTGTTTTGAGCCTAGGATCAAGAACACTAATAGACAACCCAACATCATGCGGGTTAACTACTCCTAAAATCCTCAAAGCTGCCTTGAGATTTGCTCGTGCTGGATGACCAAGAGGCAGAAAAGACTGAGCATAGTAGATCTCTCTCGCTACCTGCTCAAGTTCCCTAGCCTGCTCCTCTAGTTTTTTGATCAACCTTAGGCCTCAGGAACCTTCCCCTTGAACAGCTTTTCAAAATCAGGATCGGCTTTGCTGTCAAGGCTCCCGCCTGCCCCGATGGATGCCAGCCTGCCAACAATATACATGCCAACCAGCTCGATTGCCTTTCCGAGTGTTGACAGTTCCCCGAGCATTTCTGCCAGCTCTGGCCCGCTCATGGCATTGAGCTTTTCCTTGAGTCTGTTGGGATCGCTCATATCCAGTTCAATCAGTTTCATTACTCACACCCCTCTCTAAGTTCTTTTGCTTCCTGCACTACAACGGCACCTGAGAGCCCTCTGAGAGCCCCTGACACGGTTGTTGCCGAGTGCTTCAATGTTAGATCAGCACTCCATTTCAACTCGACATTCCACCAACCCTGCCTATCCAGGGACAATTTGACGTTCGGCAATTTTTCTATACTCCTCTATGACTTTGAGACTTCTTTCTACAAGAGCAATCAGCTCATTGTTCTGACTCTCCAATGCTTTGAGATAATCGTATTCCTGTTTGCTGATTACAACATTCACAGACTGATCTCCTTCATTGGGCCTGTGAGCCTTACCTTACACGTTGCACTGGCGTATTGACGGAGAATTTCAAGAGCAGCCTTCAGGTCTTCCAATGCATCCCCGTAGTCAATACCTCCCAATACGAACTCTCCGTTTATGTCGAATTCCAGCTTGGTTGCTTCTTGAATCTGATGTGTTTTTGCCATTAAAGATCCTCCACAAATCGAGCGAGATCGAGTGCCAGCTTTGCCTGTTCCTTAAATTGCTCTCTCAAGCTATTGAACACGATGGAACGGGGCTGGACACCTCCCGCCTGTCTGAACTCCTCAGCCGCAATCCTAAGGCACTGTGCGATGAAAATCTGGTGCTTTTTGATCTCTTCCATTATTGAGCCTCCAACCTTTTTGTGAGCTGTGCGATCTCTCGCTTGCTCACTCCCCTGCGACAGGCAGCTTTGGCGATCTTCTGCCCGGTTGAGAGCTTGTCGTGTTCCGCCTGCCTGACTGCTGCCTGTTCCTTGCGGATCTGTTTCCTGATGTGCATTTATTTGACTGTCACCTTTCCCACCGTGTTGCCGTTTGAGTCTCTGAGCTTCAGCCCTTGATACTCCCTCAAGTCAACCTCACTCAGCCCGGTAACTGATCGAGCTAGATCCTTCAATATCCGCCCAACCTCTGATCCTGCCTGATCGTATTCCTGGAAAGCCGCGTTGTCTGTGTTGATCTCAATGATCAGCTTCATGGCTTCACCCTCTTTTTGAGCCTGTCATGCCCAACCCGATCGAACGTATCATTGATTAGCTCAACTTCCCAGAGAAATCTATCCTGGGGTTGCTCCAATCTGCCCCTGAGTGAATCTCTCACCGACATGAGAGTAGCGAGAGCCAGATCAAGCTTGTCATTTGTGTTCATTAGTAAGCCCACACTCCTTCATGATCGTGTTGACAGGCTTCTGAGTAATACATCGGGGCCATTTGTGACCCAATGTTCACATCCGTATCCTCGAAAACCCGCTCAAAGTTGTCTACGGTGTAGAATCGCTCCCCTTTTGCAAACCGGCGGGTCTGAGCAGTCTGGACTCTCGATTCCGGGGACAGCTTGAACAGCTCCCTGAAAAACTCCCGATGCCCATGCCAGCAGACCGCGTTGACTTTCCGCCCCTGTGAAAAAGGCGAAGCACTCTTCCGGCGCCACTTCTTGTCTGGAGCAAGGCCAAGACGGAACCTGACCCCTGTTCCTCCTGCCTGTCTGTATTCGATGATCTCCGTTCCGACCTTCTGTGCTGCCTGTTGAAGTTGTGGAAGCCCTGTGTTGTAAGCGAGCGGGGGGGGGGGGGCAGGTTGGCACCGCAAACGAGTCTGCCCCGGTGTTCGCCTTTCCTTTGCCTATGCTGGGAAGGGAGTATCAAGCATACTCATACTCCAGTAGGCTAAAGCCAGAAGTGAAAGGTCTAAGTGTTGATAAATCCCATGATCGAGCATGGCCCTAAAATCGACTAGGATTGGCTGGGAGAGGAGCAAGGACTAAAACCGTAGTCAGGGCCATGCTGAGGAGTGATCGCCGTTCCTAGACAAATTCGGCCTTTCAAAGCTCAACTCGAATTCGCCTTACTAAAGGATGGAGACTTGACGATTTTTCTTGACTCCATTTTGACCCTGATCAAGAATGATGGCTGGTTTGTCATCTCGGCAGGCTGAAAGGGGTTCAAGATGAGTGCAACAATACGAAAAGTAAACGTTGGAGATCATCGCGGGAATCGACGACTCTGGATGGAGGGTCTATGGTTGAAGGTTGCAGGATTTGAGCGAGGGTTGCTCTATAACCTGACTGTGACCGAAACAGGGTTGATCTTGAAGCTATCCTCTGATGGCTCACTCAAGGTCAGTGGCAAGCAAAAGGGTGAAACCTCCATTCCGATCATTGATCTCAACTCCCGACAAATCTCTCATCTCTCTAACACCGTGACTGTAGTCCTCGAAAAGGGCCAGATCACGATCGTCAATCAGTAGAAAAAGGATCACTCAAATGACTACACTTCTCGACGCAATCAAGGCGAAGTCTCCCAAGCTGGCAGAAGAGATCGAATACAAGATCGCCGAAGCCATCAGTCAGGCTGTCAGCAAGGCCCGGTTCGATCGTCAGCAGAGGGAGAGCAACCAAGCATGATCTATCTCTACCTCGCTCTCTGGGTTGTGCTGGCTCTTCTCATGCTTGGCTTCCAACTCTGGGTTGCAGTCAAGATGATGATTCGAGAAGGGATGCTCTGATGCTCCACAAGCGGATTAAATTGAAGCTCGAAACTCTGATCGGCCAAGCTTCAAGCTCCCCACTTCACCCATACGAGGGATTTGCACGCACGATCGAAACTCTCGTTCAGATCGCCGAAGATCAAGCCAAGCTCTTTCCTCAAGACTTTCGATGGAAAATCTACGCTGAAGGCTTAAAGAGCACTCAGGAGATCATCAGTTCGGGAGGAGACTTCCAAGCTATTGACTACCACGATCAACGGTCAGACGAACAACTGAAAAGAGACATTCTCGAAAGGGGTCTGTGATGAAAAAAACCCGGTTCACTCACTCTCATGCCGATCATCATCAGCAGAATGGAAAGAGACGGTTTTCCCGCCGTCAAAAAAACTTCTTTCACTTCATGCTGATCGTGATCATCGCAGTCAGTCTGGCCAATGGTTCACACTTGGCCGATTGGCTCTTTCTTGCTCTGGCTGTTGCTGTGGAGGTTAGCTGATGAAAGACCTTGTAATCATCGGAGGCGGGCCAGCGGGTTTATCTGCGGCAATCTATGGAGCTTCGGAAGGCTTGCGGACCACTCTGATCGATCGCCTCCCTGTGCTTGGTGGGCAAGCAGGGTCGGCCATGAAGATCGCTAACCTGATGGGTTTTCCCAATGGCATTGGAGGTAAGGAACTGGCCGATCGTGCAGTCAGACAAGCTAAACACTTCGGCGCAATCTGCTTGCAGGATCAAGTTGATCGTTTGGCTTCCAATGGCAAGCTCTGGCTTCAACTCGCGAGTGGCCGAGTAATCGACACTGATGCTCTGCTGCTTGCTACTGGAGTGCAATGGAGGAAATTGGAAGCTCCAGGCTTTGATCGCACGTTCGGGATCTTCTACGGTGCCGATGCTTCTGACCTTGAACGCTGGAGGGATAAATCAATAGCGATCGTGGGAGGAGCTAATAGCGCGGGGCAGGCTTCACTCGGGTTCGCTCACCACAATGCCAAGGTGGATCTGCTTACTCGCTCTGAGCTTTCCAAAGGAATGAGTCAATACCTGATTGACTCCATCGTCAAGCAACCCTTGATCACAGTCAAGACTGGAGAAGAAATTACTGCTGTAGAACAGATCGAAGGCTTCCGAGTGTTGGCTCACCTTGCTTCGTATTCAGTTGTCTACGATGGAGTGTTTTGTTTCATCGGGGCAGAGCCACGATCATCATGGCTTCCTGTAGCCAAGGATGATAAGGGTTTTGTCCTTACCAGTGCAGACCTTCATTCCTCGATTGAAGGGATCTTCTGTGCTGGAGACTTACGGGCCGGATCAACCAAACGTGTGAGTGCGGCAATGGGTGAAGGAGCCCAAGCCGTCAATTCAATCCATTCCTTTTTGAAAGGCTAACGACCATGAAAACTCTCTACCCTCTCTCGATTCTCCAGTTGACTGATCTTCTGACCCTTGCGTCCGAAGCTCACCACACGTTTGAACAGTCTGAGCAAGTGTTGAGGAACGATCCCTCATGGGTTGATTCCAGTTGGCAGGCTTGGTATGCGGGATGGATCATGGCCAAGCTTTCTCAGGAGTCTGGCCAGATGACAAACCTGCAACCCGCCGACAAGCGACCCTATGTGGATCTCACTCAATACGCTGTAATGACTCCTCCAGACGGCAACGGTCCTGCAATGAACACTCTCCAAGACATTTATGCAGGCGTCTACAAGGCTCCTCAGGCCACGATCCCACACACCCTCGGTCAACCCATCGATCCGGGGGTTAGTGCTCTCTCCAAAGCCCTAAACGCTACTGAGGAAAGCTTCCCCTGTTGGAAGGATGCCATAGCAACCCTCGCAACAACCTCCCTGAAGGCCAAGGACTACGACTCGGACGGTTCAGAAGGAGAAAGCTACCGCGATGAGGTAGACATACTGGCTGATCCCTACACTTCGGCTCAATACTTCACCGGATCAGACCTTTCGAGGTAACAGGACAATGAACAAGATTGAACGTCACTTTATGCTTGGCTGGTTTGTAGCGGCTCTGGCTGTTATCACTCTGCACGTTTTCAAGCTCTGCCCGTTTTGCCAGTAGGGAAGTAACTAGAGATGATCGTAACTCTTGTGCTTGTTGCTCTGTGGTGCATGGCTGTGATCGGTTGCTTGATTGCGAGGAGGAGTGATCCTGATGCTTGCTAACCCTTTGTGGTGGGCCACTAACCATCGTGGCCCTTATTTTCTCTACGTTGTCAGGCCAGCTAGAAAACCTGGATTCATGGCGGGCGAGTGGTTGCTCAACCCTCGGGATGCTGAAGACGTTGAAGAAGAGTCACGGGCCTATCTCACAGACCCTCGTGACACTGTTTCCTTTATCAACGTCTGGAGCGATCGTGAGGAGCAATTTGTAATGACATTCCGACGAAAGGACTATGAACAATGACCACAAACTTTAGCGATCTTAAATCGGCAGTCGTGGCTTTGAGCTTGAATGGGAGATCACTGACCAACACCGCAAAAAATCTAGCCGATACTCTGGTTGTTCCTGACGCAGAGCGTCGAGTGCAGGCTTTGATCTCTCTCATGCAATCGAAAGGGGTGATCATCCAAGAAGCTGATGACACTCTGAACATCTGGAAGGATCGCCCCCACGTCATTGCCGCTACTCAATTCGGTAAAGGCCTTGAGAAATGGAAGCACCCGATCATCTATCTCCGCAACACTACGCATACACAACCCTCGGCCCGGTTCTATTTCCTGTTGCATGAAGTGGCTCACGTCCTGAACGATCATGGCGAGATGACAGAGGAGGAAATGAAAATGGTTTTCCTCGCTAATCTTTTCGGCGAGATATCAGACTTCGAATCGAAGAATGAACTGGAGGCGGAACTAACTGTGCTCAAAGTTTTCCAAGGCTTGGGATTGCCTACTGCTCTCCCTGTTACTTACCTCGCAATCAAGAACAAGAGAGCGGAGGGTCAGTTGTTCTCGCTCTGGAATGCCGAACTGGACCAAAAGACCGATCTGATCTCTCAGACCGTTCTGGAGATTTTGAAATGATCGTCTATTGTGTCTATCACTCGTATCGCTGGGTAGAACTAGTCGAGCAGGGTTGGATCACAATGACCGTAGATAACGGCATTGCTCGTATGTTATTTGATGGGAGGAAACGATGACCATGAAAGCGTTTATCAGGCAGAATCGAGAGCACATTGATCGTGTGATTAAACTCTCCACCGATCCGATGTTCCGAATCAACGATGAGGAGCGGCGCCAGTGGATTCTCAACGATGAGGGTCTTTACTCGTGGGCTAAAGAGTCAGGAGTCAAAGTCTAATGTCACGCACCCTTGCTCAACTCGCCAAGGAAGCTCTGATCGTTCAGGATGCTGTTAACCTCTCAGGAGTAGCCCAGAGCTTTGCCAGTGTCATGATCGAACTAGCTGACCATACCAACGGGACTCGGGAGCGAAACGAGCATCCGATCGCGGTCTTGTTCATTGACAAGATGGCCGACCTTGCCAACCTGAGGTTTACAACCTCTTACGATTATTCGGAAGCCTACTCAAAGGCCTATCAATGGGCAGAGGAGCAAGCTAGAAAGGATCAAGATGACCAAACATCGGGCGATTCTTAACGCCCTTCGTAAAGAATATCTGGCCTTGGATGCTGCTGTTACCGAAACTGACTATGTAAAGGCTCGTGAACGCTACAGAGCTTTACGTCAAAGACGAGACGAGGTAAATGAATCTATTCGAGAACTTAGAGAGCATGGGTTAGAACTGTTTAATCTCTGCTAACTTGGTTTGTCGGCTTAGAGTTAGACTCCAAACCTAACTCTTTCTCTCAGGGTCATGCTGCTACTATCAGAGCATGGCCCATTCTTTTGTTCAATCCGATTCACTCACAACCCTCAGTAAGACTCCCTCTCCTGGATGCCAGTTTGAAAATGATCAGGGCCTTAAGTGTGGACTGACAAAGCTTTTAGCCCGTGGTTACTGCCCGAAGCACTACCGTCAACTTCAGCGGTCTGGAGTCTTCACCGAACTATCTAAACGCACAAACGATCCCTCCTCCGAGGACCTTGTTAGTGTCAATGCAGACAAGCTCCTTAAAGCCAAGGACCGTTTGGAACGTCTCGCTCCCTATGCTGTCGTCCAATTCAAAAAGGCCATCAAACTTGCAGCAGACAAAGGCGATCACAAACCCGCAAAGGATCTTTTGCTATTGAGTAAAGCGATTGAACCTATAGAAAAGGTCGCAAGCTTTGCATCGCAAAGTGGTGTGCTAGTCAAAGTAGGTGTGCGACTCGCGGGTCTTGATCCGCAAAGGGAGGACATTGTCATTGAGAGTGAGCCGACTGATGGTGAGGTAGTCAAGGAGGATGA